CACTTGATTGATACTCGCTTGTCAATTCCAAATCCATCGTGAACGTAGCCGTTTCGCCTTCGCCTGTCGGATAATCTCCGTTGAGGTTCATCACGTTAGCCTTGAAATACTTCGCAGTTCCAGAACTATCGTAAATTCTGAATGTTTGCTCCGCTTTGCTGTCCTGCAAAACACGCAATTCGTTCAACGATCCTGCATCGACGACTTCGCCTGACACGCTTACCGTTCTGCTTATACTTGTCGGCTTTCGCACTACCTTACCTTCAGTGCACACGTTTACTTTTTCGTTATAGTTTGTAGCATTGCTTTCACTTCTCGAAGTTATGCACGCTACGGGTATATAAGTTGACACTGACTTGTAAGCCAACCGAGCTCCCTCCCATCCTGGTTGATAATTTGGCATAATTGTTTAGTTTTTAATGTGTTGGTTCAACATTTGAATATTCTCCTTCGATGTTCAAGTCCATCGTGAACGTAGCACTCTCGCCTTCGCCTGTAGGATAATCGGCATTCAGGTTTGAAATCGTTGCCGAGAAGTACCAAGCCGTTTCTGTAACCCCATCGACGCCTGACGTTCTGTAAACCTTGAAATCGTGCGTCGTCAAGCTGTCTTGCAAAGTGCGCAAGCCGTCAAGCGATTTAACGTCGTTATCTTTAACGACTTCTCCTGATACGCTTACCGTTCTCGTAATACCTGTTATCGTCTTAACCGTCTTGCCTTGCGTACAAGCGTTTGTCTTTTCCATCACATTTGAAGCGTTGCTCTCACTTCTCGAAGTGATGCACGCAATAGGCACATAGTCGGCCGCCGTAGCATCCCACACTGCCAACCGTGCCAATTTCCATCCTGGTTGATAATTGTTAGCCATTTTTTATAAAGTTTAAAATTATTATTTTACTAAAAGCTATATTGTTTATCGTTGTTTCAGCAATTGATTGAGCTGTTACCAGCAATACCTTGTCAATACCATCGATCTTTGAAGCTCCCCTGTCATCTCTTAACAAATTTATAATCGTATCTCCGATGTCCTCGCAAAGCTTCTTTTTCCCTACCGTTCCCCATTTCGTTACAACTCTTATTGTCATGTTAAGATTGAAGCGCGGTGCGTCAACTGTTTGAACGGCGTTCAATTGTTCTTGTTGATCTTGAATAACGACGTAAGTTGCGATTGATCCATCAACACTCGGTAACGTGATATTAGGATTAACTACCTCATCGAACACGGGTATAGAAACAGTTCCGTACTTCAGCGTTGAAAGCGCTGTAATGACCTTTCCTCGTATTTCGGTTGCTCTATCCATTGTCTTTCGTTTTTTCTTTCACGATTTCGTCCAGCTTCTTGTTGAAAATCTCCGTGTTCTTTAAAACCGACGGATAAAGATACGGTTTCCCTTTCAAAGTACCTAATCCGTTGATGTAAAATTTCCAAGCAATATCTCTGATCCATTCAGGGTAAGGTGCAAGTATTTCCCTCGCCGACAATCCTGTACCAAATTCGAAGTAAGCAGCCAAATTGTTTTCACCCCAAACGCCTACCTCTCCTGTCAAATCGTTATTTCTGAATTCGCTTTTAATCGTAATGAAATGATCGCCATCCTCGCCAACAGGTGCTTTTCGAGTAGCTTCAATCTCAATATCTGTAACCGTATCGACGACCAAATATCGCATCTTTCTGATTTGATCCGCTTTGTACTTCTTCAAGTTATCCGATGTCGTATTGATTACTTTTCCCATCTTCTTAATCTTTAGCCGTTATGTCGAACACCAATTCTTTTCCGTATCTTACGTTTTCGACGATTGGAGCGTTTATGATCCTGAAATTCTTTTCTCTCCATTTAACGATATGTTGCACCGACGGCATGAAGCCAGCTCTTAACATTACACCTACTCGATAAACCGTCGGTAACTGCATTTGAGCCTGTTCGATATTTGCCGATACTTTCAATTGTTCGATACGTGCCCACGTCTTCAATTCCAATAACGGCTTAGGTGTGTAGCCTCCGTATCCGTCGCTTACCATTCCTTCGCTCCAGAACTCAATTACCTGATCGTATCGTCCAATTTTCATGTCTTTGAAATTTAAAAGATAGGTTTCGTCGAATGTCGTCTGTAAGTTGCCATCGAACTTTCGCTTCCTGTCTGAATATCTCCACGCGACTGATACATCGAAGCAACGTCTTCAAGTATCGCGTTAAGAAACTCTGCCGATGAGGCTTCAGGATTTTCAATCACTGTTTCAACGCCAAATTCGTCAACGATAGTTATCGTAGCACTTATTCCTGACACTCGAAGCGCTTTGTCGATAGCAGCGTCAAGCAACGACCGCAAATAACCGTCCTGATCCGTGAAGTCTATATGCAGCGCTTCCTTAACGTCATCGAGTGTTATCATTTTCTACTTCGTTTTACTTGTTTGTCTTTCTTGTAAGCATCTGCATATTCTGCATATCCAGCAGCGAACCATTTTTTCGCTTTGCTTTCAGATACATCTACTATCGTATTCAAATGTTTTACCAATACCTTCATTTTTATTGAGTATTAATGTGAGCGGTTTCCCGCTCACTATTAAACATTAAGGTGCATCTTCAAGCGCTTTGATACGTGTAGACAATGCAATTGCCAATGCCTGAATATTAGCAGCTGCGGCAAGTCCGCTTGCTGTATCTTCAACGATCGCATGATCATGATTACCTGCAGCTGCCGTAGTAGCAGTAGTCCCGATCGCTGCATCGTCGATAACTGCCCATGCTTCAGCTGCCGTTGATCCAGCCGCGATAACGGAAGGCTTTCCTGTAATATCTGACCATGCAGCCACTTCACCAAGTGCAGGCAAATCAGAATATTTATTTACTCCGTTACCACGCTTATAAATACCAGAAACAGTATCGAAAAGCAGATCATTCGGTGCATAGATAGCGTTATCAGCAGCCCATTCTGTCGTCGTTGCTTCCCAAACTTTTGCGTTATATTTAATTTTTGCCATTTTTTTATTAGTTTATGGGAGCGGAATTAACCGCTCCCTGTTAAACATTAAGTAGTTGCTGTACCTTTAACAATAGCGTTACCGTTGAACACTGCAAGCGATACCCTTTCCTCTATTCTGAACATTACCTTGTTTACTTTTGCCAAAGTGCTATCTTCGAACAAACGAATTTCAGGGTTCATCCTGCGTAAGAACATCGTAGCATTTCTGTCAAAAGCGATGAAGTCGTTCTTCGTTATCGATGTAGTACCAACTGTTTCAAGTCCACTGATAGACAATCTACCGTTTGAAAACATTACAGTACCAATCGGCAAATCGTATTCACCGCTTCCAAGCGCCTTGTTCAAACCTACTTTCACGATGTCGCGCGGATGCAAAATAACATTAGACGGTACATAAAAGTCGTTTGTTTTTTCAGGAATTTGTCCATAAGCAGCGTCAATTATCATGTCCAATAATGAAGTGTAATCACCGTCGTAAGCTGTTGCAGAAGCAATCAATCCGATTACAGGGTTAGTTGTAGAATCGCTTGTACCGTTTAAAATAAGGCTGTTTTCAGCCGTTTTCAAACCGATCAACAGTTTTGATTGCAGATAACCAGTAAGCCATACAATGTCATCCAGCATCTCGCGATCAACTACAGCGTAACCAGCAATCCATTTAAAGAATGCCGATTGAGAGGTCAGGTCATAATCAACTTGTGCCTTGTTTCCTGTCTTGTCCCAAAATGCTACAGCTCCTTCACCTCCGTTTTCTTTCGGATAGATAACGCTGTTGGCAGTCGATGTAGCAGACGGCAAAAGATCTGCCAGCCACACTCGATTGTAAGGATTAGTTATAAGTCCTTGCTGTACTTCCTGAACAAAAGGAGTTGCATTAGGAAAATTGTTAGCAATGCTCATGTCGCCAACTGCCTTCAAAGTAAGACGCAATTCAGGCGATCCTTTTCTGAAACCTCTGATAGCATCCTCATTCGATTTGATAGCTTCTGCAAGATTTTCATTGAAAGTCTTTTGTTTAATCGTACCGCGTGTTTGGTTAATCTCTTTCAATTTTGCCTGTAATTCCTGCACCTGTTTATAGAAATCAGACTTTAATGTTTCAGCTTCTTCTTTTGTCGCTACATTATCGAATTTCGATACAATCTCACTCATCTTTTTATCGATGAATTCCTGTACTGCATTTTGAGCAGCATCTTCAGCGGCTTTCTTCACGTTTTGCAAAGCTTCTTGTTTTTGTTTCTCAAGCAATTCGGCTTGTTCTTTTTCTTTATTTTCCATTGTTTTTTTTGTTTTAAATGAATAACTCGTAAATATTTGTGATCAACGGCTCAACGGCTTGAGTTGTGTCAGCATCAAGCTGATCAGGCTCATTGTCTTTGAGTGTCAAAAATTGTTCTAACGATTTCAATATGTTATCCGAAAATCTTACGTTGTAAGCTTTTTCGATGATACTCCAAAATTCTTCCTGCGTAGGTTCGGTCAATTCTTTAACGGCTTTAACCGCGCTTACAAGCGAAAGCTGGTTTGCTGGTTCTTCGGTTGTCAAAACTGATATTTCTTTCAACCTGTACTCGACGACTTCAGCCTTGTTCTTCGCATTTCGCTTGATAACCCAGCCGCCGATACTCATACCGCTTTCGAAACCGTTTTCATGCAGAAACTTCACTTCATGAAACGTGTCTCGTCCAGCATCGGTATCCATCAGCATCTTTGCCGTAAGTCCGAGACCGTAAGGATCTGCAATATCCAACTCCAGCGGCACTCCTACCAGCTGCGGCGTGTGGTTCTTGAATATCTTTATCTTTTTCGCCCTTTCTGCGACCGTCTTCGAGAACGATCCAGGCAGCGAAATGTCGCCATCACTGTCCTTCACGTTGTAAACGTTTGCGTAACCTTTTATGATACCTGTTTGCTCATCGATATCACGAAATTCTGAAAGGTTTTTAAAAATTATTTCTTCCATCTTGTTCTGTTTTTAATCGTACATAAATAACCAGACAACCGCAATTGATCACATTTCCTGCCGACGCCGACGGATCGTGCGGGTACATCATTCTGTCAGTAATTCCTGTGTTCGGATCAGTAACGATGAACGGTTCATCTTTCGGTATCTCAACACCTGTATCCATAGCAACATGCCAATCGCGCGGGTCTTTCGCACCGCGATGTATCCAGAGCTTGCCGATAGGTATGTCTGTTTGTGCAGCCCAATCTTCTGCCGACTTCGCTTTTGCGATGTTTATCGCATTGCCTGCTTCAGTTCTCGCGATAACTCTCGCCCTTCTTTTGCCAGCTGCACCTCCCATCACGTTCATGATCCGCTTCGAAAATTCTGATCTCGTTTCACCGATCGACGTGCTTGCGATCGTTTCCTGCATCAGAAGCTCACGTGTCGTGTCGTCAATGCCGACTACCTTGTTTACCAATGTAGCCAAAATATAGTTTTCGATCCACTGCGACCATGCCGGCATGAAAAATCTTTCCTTCTTCTTAATAACGTTTCCGTCTAATTGCTCCCACTGCCTCGATAAATAATCTTCCAACGTAACTCGATAAACCTTTTCAAGTGCTTCACCAACCGCATTACCTACTATATTGAAATCGATCCACATCTCGGCATTCTTTTTGAACGCTTTCAATACTTCTTTTGCAAACAACCTTTCATAAGTTGCCTGCCTGCGGCTTTCTATCTGTATGTAACGCGTAAGTCTCATCTTTAAATCTGTATATCATCGACGTTATAATCAGATAACGGGATCATGCCTTGCTGTACGAACACCTGATTTGCATATTCTTCGTCAAGCTCATCGCTTCCCAACATCACACGTACTTCATTGATCGTGTGAGTTTTCAAATAGGCATCGGTTTGATCAGCTGTTAGCCTTAATTCTTCATACGACGAAAGATCGTAATCGATAACGTAATTCTTTTTATCGCGTACTTTAAACGGTTCAACAAGCCATCTGTTTAGCTTGTCTTCTTCGGTTGATAAGTAAGGCAATATAACTTCCTTTACAAACCTTTCACTTGCCGCCTTCATGTTCTGATATGTCGGGTTCGGATCGAACAACGTAGCTGGCACTCCCCACAAATCGCATAACTTGTAACCTGCGTGATCAAGTCCCTGTATGATGTTCAACGCATCAGGAGACAAGCCTATATGTGTGTACTGCAGCGGCATTGCGCTTACAACGATCTTGTTTCTGTTATCCGATCCGTGTATTTTAGTTTCTACCGTTGCCTGCGTCTTGTCTACCTGATCAGGCGTCAACCACAATTCAGGATTAGGGTGATTAGGTGAAATCAAACCTTTCGCTCCTTCGTTCTCAACCGACTTAACCCAGCTCTCAATAGCAGTGTCGTCAAGCTTCAAATATTTCAATCCTGCCAACAACGGGGACAATCCTCTAAACTGACTATATTTCGCGTCGAACAACGGGTTCGGCATCTTAATGTGAAGTATGTCGTTCATGTCGTCGCCGAGAAAATCTCGATACTTTCCGTTCAACAAATTCATCCTCCAGCCTACCAACTTTCCGTTATCGATGTGCATGTTCATCAGATGTGCCGGGATAACATGAAGCGACAATGCGCAATTGTCGTCGCCTGCTTCACGGTAAATGAAAGCTTCGCCCTGTACGAAATAGAAAATCCTTACCAGCGTGATAAACTCACGCCATGTTTGCTCGTCGTTCGGCTTCTTTAATAACATAGACAAATCAAGATTGTCAGGTGCGTAATCGAGCGCTTTGTGTATCTCGAGCCGATGTTCGGCAGCTCCGAAGGCCGTGTCTCGTGATCCTTTCGTTGTCAAGTATCTTCTCGATTTAACTCCTTGTTTATCAACATAAACGTAAGGAGTTGCAACGTTTGCCTTGTCGATTATCTTCTTCACAATGCTATAAATTTCTGCGTTCGACGTGTAACCGTTCTTCACAAAGTCTTCAGCGTTGTAACTGTACCAAACGACAGGGTTACTCCCGATAACAGAAGCATAAAACGCTTGCAGCTTCTGAACATTATCCGTCTTTTTCTTTCTTGTAAACAGTCCCATCGATTTTATTTTATAGCAAATTTGAAATTGTGTTCTGGCGATATTGCGTAGCGGAATGCGTCAACTCCGTGATTATAAGCGTCAATCGGCTTGTTAGTTGGCTTTCCGTCTTTGTCAACCGCCCAGCAATAGTTGCGAAACTCTTTAATCAAATTCGTGCTTCGCTTTGTAACATAGATCGTCTTGCTTTGCAACTTGTCGATCCCTGCCCGTATGCTGTCAGCTCCCTTCTTTGCAGGCTTCACATTGAAACCTGCATTGTGCAACTCCTGGATGCTTTTAGGTTCTGCGCTGTCAGCAATTATTTCGTCGTAATCTTTTCTTATTCCTAATTGCTCCATCAATCTTACAATGTCGCGGTTTAATAGTCCTGTCCTGTAAATCAGTTCGTCAACATAGAACGCTTCATGTGTTTCAATAACTTTTACAAGCGCCGTCGGATCATTTGAGAAACCATAATCCAGCCCATAAACTCCATCGCATTCAGGCATAACATCGATTTGCTGCCAATTGCTGAATATTACGCCTTCACTTATGCCGTACTCGCAATCAATGTGAATTCGTTTGAAATTCTTGTCCCTCTTAGCCCTTGTTGCTATCCTGTTTTTTTCTGTTTCAGGCAGGAAGGGATTATCGAGATAGTTCGATTTAATTACAATCGTGTCGTTGTAATTCATAAGCCAATCCTCAAGCCAAAACTGAGACGTCGGATTGAAGTCTCCGATAACATTCTCCGACCTTCGTGCCAATTCATCCCAAACGTCCTTCTTCAGTGAATTTATTTCATTTCCGAACAACCAATCACGTCGTGCGCCGAGTGCCTTGTCGATCCTGTCCGCAGAGAAAAACTCGATGATCGATCCTGTCGGTGCTGTCCATCGAGCCGTCGTGATGTTCCAATTATCTTTTGTCCACAATCCGATCTTCTTACAAATTCCTTCCAATATACGTATAGCCCCGATGTCGAGATGAGGCCTCGATTCCGATACAACCGTTATCACCTGATCATTCAAAGTCAAAGCGATATATAACAGAAACAGCATGACGTCGAACGTCTTGCCTGACCCTGTCCCTCCTTTCAAAATAACGATCTTCTTGTCGTCTTCAAAGGCTTTCTTTGTCATCTTAAACATTGTCCCTGTCTCGATGTTCATTTGTCGTCGTCTTTTGACTTGTCTATGAAATTAACCGTCAATCCTTTGTCGTTCGTGTTCATCTCGATGTATTGCTGATTTAGCATCCTTCGCTCATCTGGTGTACATATCAAACGATACAACGCCAATAACTCGCCTGCCTTGTCCGATTTGAATAACTTCGATCTGATAGCAGACTTTGTACGTATCTTGTTCTCGTTCAACAATCTCTTTAGGTAGTCCAGTTCGTCCGAGCCATCTGGAAATAGTTCGTAAAAAGTAGAATTGCTACAAGGAAGCCAAGCGACAATATCGTGAACAAAAAACAAATTGTTTCGCTTTATAGCTTCCTCTGCCATCTTAACTAATTCCTGTTTATCATATAGTGCCATAGTCTTGTATTTTTTTTTTTGAGCGAGTGGGTCGGAATAACCGCCATCTCTGTATTGGTAATACAGCACACTTTATATTATGCTACACTCGCATGTTTTATCCTTTATTTTCCTTTCCTTTCCTCTTGTGTTATCTTTTTACCCTTATACATCCCTGCACCCATTTCATCAATCTTTGAAAACGGTAAAATTGGTACTGTTATCTTACATGATTTATCAATTAAAAGAATGTATCTATTTTGAAAACCAACAATATTTTTACATCCAGCATTTAAAAATAAATTTATTGAGCTTGATCCTGTTTCTTTTATTCCAAGCTCCCTCATTATTCTTTCGCGCTTTTTATTTCCAACCTGTGTTAATGTCATTCTAGTAACTCTTTCACCTTTAGGTGTTTCGATAATTTGTGTACTTTTTTTTATTCCTGTCAATACAAAACCACTTGCTCTATATATTGTTCCATCACCACATTGAACGGCATCAGAAAAACTTAATATCCATTTTATATGTGGAGCATTTTTTTTAATCAATTTTACAGCAATCGCAATACACCTACTTTCTGAATACTTTGGCAAATAATCATCAAAAGCCATTCTATTTAATTCCAACATTTCATTCCACAAACAAGGTTGTACAAGTGGTAAAACTTTTGATTTGTCCATAGGGCTGCCAAAACTCATAACTCCGTGTAGCTTTTCATCTAAAAAACACCCGAAATGCAAAGTACTCGTATTACTTACAGTACCGCTATAATGATGTTTTTTTACGAACTCATTAGCGATATTTGCAGGTATTACCTTTACTATTATCTCTTTTGCTCTGCCCATTGCATTACAATTAAATAAAGTGCATTTCCGTTTGAATTTTCATTACCAAACGTTTCAATGTATTTATATTCCTCTGTTTTTTTAATGTCTGCCATTGCATTTTTTACCTGTACTGCCTGTTCATCAGCAAATGTAAATGTAATTTGTTGAAAAGGTTCTTTATCTCCATCTTTTAAACTAAAATCTTCTCCATATTCATCTGCATTAACCTCAAAACCAATTTCAGGCACTCCCCACGCTTCAAGATCAACATTCCATTCACCGAGCAACTCATAATCCCATTCGCTTCCCCAATGTGCGTTATCTTTTATGATAAATTCTTTCTTTTGATCTTCAGTCAATCCTTCAACTTTTTCGATCCACGCATCTGGTATTTCTTTATATCCGAGTTTCTTCAGTGCGAAGTATCGTTTATTTCCTCCGAGAATATTGTTATCTTCGTCTATAACGATTCGACGAATTTCCATCATGCGTTCAAATTCCTGTATCGATTTGGCAATTTTCTTTATTTGCTCATCTCCGACAGATTTGAACGGGTTCTTTTCAAGCGGTTTTAATTCCGATACTTTCATATTGAATTTTTATCATCGCGCCAAATATAGTATAATTTTTTCATACGTTGTTCTCGAAAACAGAAATATTTTTCAAAATTCCATGAAATTCATCAAAAATTCGATTGTAAACAAGCCAAAATGCAGAAAATAAATTTACATTTTTTTGCTTATCGCCTCAAAGCCGCTCCTGTATTACGTTTCAGCGAAAAATATAAAATAAGCAGTTGTTTTAAAAACTATATATAGAGCATATACAGTACTATCATATTTATATTTATATATTCTATATAAGTAATTTATTTTTTATTTTTTACTCATTAATCCTTGAAAATCAAATAATTACTCGAATAAAATTTTCGGTAAAAATTCGGAGCAAAATTTTACTTTTTTATTTTTCAACTCACTTAATTACCTGAAACATAACGAATTAAATAAAAAATCGAAGCGGCGAGCAAAAATCAAAAAAAATTGCACACCGCTCCTTGAAACTAAAAACGACCGAAAAACGATTTTAACAAAAGCAAACGATTTTAACTAAATAACATACTATTTTCACGTATTAATACATTTATTAAATATCTATCGTCTTACATTATCATCTCCGTGTCTTATAATCTTACCATAGTTTTTTTTGTCAATTATGCCTTCTTCGACTTCTTATTTCCCAAACATTTTTCATGCGTAACCGATACTCGATGAAGTCGCGCAAACTTTCGCCTTCCATCAAAATACCTGTCAGCGCCATTCCTGAATTTAGGAAATCTGCTTCATAACCGAGCGGCCGCGTGCACTTGCAAACAACATACTTCTTTCCGAATTTCTGAATGATCGTATGCGTTGCCATCATCTTTTCGATATCAGATTCATTCACTTCAGCCTGCACGAAAGCAAGCATCTCTTCTTGTGTCAAATTTATTAATCTTTCCATTGTTGTCTTATTTTTTAATTGTTGTTATTACGTTTCTTTCCGTGATTATTCCAGCCTGCGATGATCATAAGCACCGACCATGCTGCAAAAAGTATCAGCACTACTATTTCAACTGTTTCCATAACTGTATATTTTTTTATTGTTCTGATTTAGTAAATACATTATCCTTCTCTTTCAACCACAAATCATCGCTGTCGTAAAACAGTCCGAAGTCGTAATCTGCGTTTATTTGTCCGTACATGTCAGCCATCGCCGTATCTTTGAAATCGATAACATACGAAATTCTACCTTTTCGTTTATTGCTGTCAAACGAATATTTAAACTCTGACATTACGTCGTAAAACACTTCTTCATTCGTTACGTTATCGTGTTTCGATTCATCATAATAAGTCGTTTCTTTAACTCGCTTCATCCTGATTGATCCGATGTTATTGTCGATGAAGATCAATTCTGTAGTCGATTTTTCGGTGTCCGTGTACGGTATCGTGTACCAATTACCTTTGTCGTCGTATTTCTTAAACCAGCCTCTCGAGCTGTATCGATCGACCTGCTCCCATTTCGTGCCGACTAATTCGTTCGGCAATTCTGACTTTTCGCATCCTATTAATGTTATTAGTATCAGTAATGTAAAAACAGTTGTCTTTAATCCTAATAATAAGTTTGTTTTCATTTTGTCTTTGTTTTATTGTTGTTAATAATTTCACGCTCTTTTCTTAAGCTCTTTAGCTCGCACAATACCATGTTAGCGGTAATTTTTTGACCGAACAAGCCTTTCCGCACAATTTATAAGATGTGCCTTGCATTCTTTTTTAACCAAATCTATTGTATCGTCAAACCATTTTTCACCGACATTAAACTCTAATTGAA